GCTAAAAAAATCTCACCAGTAAGTCCTGGAAGAATCCATACCAGTAACCAGCCATCAGGTACAAGTCAGGCAAGTGCTGGTATGAAGGCAGATATTATCAAACTCACAAGCAAGAAGAAGATCCAAGAAAAAATCAATAAGGATTCTAAAGCGACGACGTCAGCGAAAGCCAAGATGTCACCTCCCTTACCAGCAAAAAAATTTACAATTACTGGTGGTAAAATCAGTACCTACTCTGGTGGTGAGAGTGGTCTAAAGACAAAGTCTAATATTTATAGAGATCCAAACACTGGTTCGACGATAGCTACCAAAGAAGCAAGAACAAATATTGCTCAGGGAAAAGACTACAATATAATTGCATCCACTGCGAGTAAGACTTTATTAGGAAAAGGTGTTGCAACTCCAACAACAAAAGAAAGACCAGGCTTAGCTGGTACAAGTCTAACTGGCATGAAGTTCGATCCTACACTGCCGTCTATATCGGCTGGACAAATCATTGGTCAGAAGCCAAAACCAAAAGTGACAGCAGTTAGCCAAACTGGTATCACTCATTTTGGTGTTGACCCTATGGAGCAAAAGCAGAAAGATATCCTAACCAGTTTAAATAATCCTTCCCAGACAAAAGTTGATTTACTTTATAAAACTCCGATAAAGAAAACCCCTACCCTTTTAAGCAGTCTTAGAAAGAAGAAAGATAGAAAAGGGATGAGTGGTGGTAACTTCTGGTCGGCAATGATTAGAACATTACTGGGATAAAATGTGGATCCAGTTAGTGCATTAGCTGTTGCGAGTACTGCTTTCAATGTTATTAAAAAAGGTTTTCAGGCTCAAAAAGACGTCACTCAAATGTATGGCGAAATTGGGAAGTGGATGGGTGCAATCTCTGATGTCAACCATGCTGAGAAGATGTCCAAGAACCCTCCTCTCTTTAAAAAATTATTTGCTGGTTCAAGTGTTGAACAGGAAGCCCTTGATGCTTTTGCTGCCAAAAAGAAAGCTGAAGCAATGGAGGAAGAACTTCGAAACTGGATAAACTTGACACATGGTCCTAATGCTTGGTCTGATCTTTTAAAGATGCAAGCAAAAATTAGAAAGCAACGTCAAGAACAACTGTATGCTCAAGCAGAACTAAGAGCAAAGATTTTAAATGTCGTCGGTGTCATATTCCTCTGTACATTGGTTGGTGCTGTAATTATGTGGATTGGATATTTATTTTATCAAAAAAGAACTGGAGAGTTATGAGGGGTGTTTCTACATTAACATTAAACTTAGTTTTTTGATCTTGTATTTAAGGGTGCTATATCAAACACCCCTCGCCAAATTAAGGAGTTACAATGAGTTTCTTGCACATTTTAAAACCAGAAGAACGACAGCTATTGAGAAAGATTGTCAAGCATATTCATTTTCAGTACTACCCTGATGAACATAAAACAGACTATGAAGCTGACAAGATGATCTCAACAATCGGACCTGAAGTAATTCAAATGCTGATTAAATCTGGTAAAGATAACAACATTGCAAACATTTAGTTATAAGCCTGACGGCAAAGTATTAAAGGAGTTTATGAGAAATGACTCATTCTTTAGAGGATTGCGTGGTCCAGTTGGAAGTGGAAAGTCGGTGGCATGTTGTGTCGAAGTCTTTCGGAGAGCGTTGGCACAGAAAAAAAACGATAAAGGTGTTCGTCGTTCGAGATGGGCAATTATTAGAAATACCAATCCCCAGCTTAGAACAACCACAATCAAAACATGGTTAGATTGGTTTCCAGAAAATACCTGGGGTAACTTCAGATGGGAGGTTCCCTATACTCATCTGATTAAAAAAGGCGAGATCGAACTCGAAGTTATCTTCCTTGCCCTTGACAGACCTGAAGATGTAAAGAAACTTTTATCACTCGAACTGACTGGCATATGGGTAAACGAAGCAAGAGAGATACCCAAGTCAATCATTGATGCATGTACAATGAGAGTTGGAAGATTCCCTTCAATGCGTGAAGGTGGTCCATCTTGGTCAGGAATTATCTGCGATACCAATGCTCCAGAAGAAGATCACTGGTGGGCAATTATGTCAGGGGAAGTTCCAGTACCAGACCATATCCCAAGAGAAGAAACAAGGATGCTGGTTAAACCTGACAACTGGTTTTTCTTTACCCAGCCGTCAGGAATGCTGGAAAAAAAGAATAAAGATGGCGAAGTACAAGACTATATACATAACAAACTGGCAGAAAACAAAAAGAATTTACTGGATACTTACTATAACAATACCATTAAAGGCAAAACGAAATCATGGATTGATGTTTATATAATGAATAAGCTGGGTACAATCTCTGAAGGTAAACCAGTTTATCAGATGTTTGTATCCGAAACGCATGTGTCAACAGAAGAAATACCCGTTGCCGACGGCACTCCAGTATATATTGGACTTGACTTTGGACTGACACCAGCAGGAGTTTTTGCACAGAAGGTAAGAGGTCGCTGGCTGATTCAATCCGAGATTGTAGCATTTGACATGGGGATTGTTCGGTTTTCGGAAATACTCAGAGAAGAGATTGCCACCAAGTATGCCAACTGTGAAGCCTTAATCTATGGAGATCCAAGTGGAGATTTCAGGGCGCAGACCGATGAGAGTACACCATTCCAGATATTAAGAGGTGCTGGACTCAGAGCCTTACCAGCACCATCGAATGATGTGTCACTTCGAACAGAAGCTGTCAACAAATCATTGATGGCAATGACTGAAGGAATCCCATCTTTTATGGTTGACTTTCGATGCCGACAGTTAATCAAAGGCTTTGAAGGTGGGTATCAATACAGAAGAATGCAAGTATCAGGGGAAAGATTTACCGACAAGCCTGATAAGAATATGTACTCGCATATTCATGATGCCCTACAATATTTAATGCTGGGTGCTGGTGAAGGAAGATCGATCATCGGTAACAACAAACCCATGCAATCCTTTAATGCAAAACCTGAGTTTGATGTTTTTCGTCGACGACCTAAAGCAAGGAGAAATGGACTGTGGGCAAGGTTATAGCTTTCAGGCTGTTTCTTTTGTTCTATGGATTAGCTTGGTATTTTACCCTTGAGTACTTTTGTGCGTGGAACTATTTTTGTATTTAGACTAAGCAAAAACTATGTGTATATTTTCAAGACCCAACTATGTAATGCCTGAACCTAAAGTCGATCCTGAAATCGAAAAGGCAAAGGCTGAAGAGAAAGCTAGACAAGAAGTTGAAAAAAAGAAACAGGAAACCTACAAGAAAAAAGTATCCGAAGGGAAAGTAGGAAAGAGATCGTTGATATCAGGTCAATCAGGTGGAATTGGATATTATAAGGAAACCCTATAATGGTTGAAGTGAATACTATTATTCCTCTGGACTCTGGTTCGGATAAAGCAATCGACTTTCTTTTAAAAAGATATGACAAAGCAAAAGCAACAAGAGAAAACTGGGTTTCATTATTTGAGGAGTGCTATGAATATGCCTTACCACAAAGAGAAAGTTTCTATGCTGAAACCCCTGGGCAGAGAAGAGATGATAAAATCTTCGACGAAACTGCTGTGGTCGGAGTTCAGGAGTTTGCATCCAGACTGCAATCAGGCTTGGTTCCAAATTTTGCAAGATGGGCTGATTTTATCGCTGGATCGGAAATCCCTAAAGATCAAAGGGAAAGTGTCAATGCAGAACTACAAGAAGTAACTGATTATGTATTCGAGGTTTTACAAAATTCTAATTTCGCTCAGGAGGTTCATGAGTCGTTCCTTGACCTTGCTGTTGGAACTGGTGTTCTTCTATGTGAAGAAGGTGATGCAATCAGTCCAGTACGGTTTTCGGCAATCCCTCTCCCACATGTCATCTTGGATGTTGGTCCTGATGACAGAATTGACAACATTTTTCGAGAACGTCAAATCAGAGGTGCGCAATTACTGGTTGCGTATCCGAAAGCAATTCTTACACAGAAAATAATTGAAAAGATTAATAATAATCCTGAAGAAAAACATAAAATCATAGAAGTAGTCTACAGAGATTACTCCAAGATGAACATAATGGCACACAAGTATTGCGTTATTGACATGTTAACCAAGGAGAAAATACTTGAAGAACAGTACGAGGGTGTTGGTTCGTGTCCTATAATTGCCTATCGCTGGTCAAAAGCATCAGGTGAAGTTTATGGGAGAGGTCCACTAATCAATGCCCTCAGTGCCATTAAGACCACCAACCTTACAATCGAGTTAATACTTGAGAATGCACAGATGGCAATTTCAGGTATCTACCAGATGGAAGATGATGGAGTTATCAATCCAGATAATGTTTCTTTAGTACCAGGAACTGTCATTCCTAAATCGCCTGGTTCTGCTGGACTTCAGCCGATTGCTACTGCTGGAAGATTTGATGTAGCTGATCTTGTACTGGGTGACATGAGAAATAATATTAAACGAGCATTGTATAATGATATGCTTGGTGATCCAAACAGAACACCAGCCAGCGCAACAGAAATTGCTGAACGAATGGCTGACCTTTCCAGACGTATCGGCTCAGCATTTGGTAGACTCCAAGCAGAACTTGTAACACCAGTATTACAAAGAGTTGTTCATATCTTAAAGAAGCAAGGGCGAATAGAAATACCAACGATCAATGGCAGAGAAGTTAAAGTAAGATCTGTATCTCCATTGGCACAAGCACAATCACAGCAAGACATTGTATCAGTTGATCGTTTCCTTGAACTGGTTGGTGGAAGATTTGGACCACAGATGATTAACTTACTTATTGATAGTGAAGAAGCATCAATCTATCTTGCAAGGAAGTTTGGAGTTCCAGATAATCTTATCAGGGATAAAGCAAGCCGTGATGAGATCATCCAGCTTACAGCACAAATGGCTCAACAACAACAAATGCAACAACAACAACAACCCATGATGGAGCAAGAATAATGGAAACAATAAAAAACCTTAAAAAACTTTTAAAGAATAATTACGATTCAGCATCAACTGCTGTGAACACAGTTACTTCTATAGTTACTGGCAATACGAGTAGATTAGATTATGAATCAGAAACAATGTCTAATCCAGCCTTTAAGAAACAAGTTGAAGAATCAGGTTGGCGACCTAGTGCTGGACCTAAACAATATACTAAAAGAAAAAAGAAAAAAAGAAGTTATTAAAATGAGAAGTAAGAAAAAAACTTTATTAAAGAAAAAAGAACCAAAGACTAATACAATAGCTTGGATGCAACAAAGAAAAAATATGGAGCAGAGAATAATTGATTTACACCATTTGTTAGATGATGCTCATACTCCAGATGTAGATAAAGAAAACGAGCTATATAGACTAGAACAACTATGGTTTAAAAGATACGGTAATGAAAGTTGGAGAAGTAAATTATAAATGGCAGAAAAAAAATACATTGCCATTGACGGCTACAATCGAAAAAAAGAAGATGATGAAAT